AGGACCTGAAATAGTTCCTTCAGTAGATTCTTGGGAAGATGCTACAGATGATTCAGATGTAATTCATTTAGTTAAATTAAATAAACTAGAAGAAAGAACTTATAAGATTTTAAAAAAAGGAAAAGAATTAGATTTGAATACTAAGAAGCAAAACGAAGCATTAAAAAAATTAGAACAAAAGAAAAATAAAAAAGCTCTTGGTGGTTACATGGATAACTTTCAAATTGCTGAAGAAGAACCTTTATCTAGAGGAAAAAAAGCTTTAGGTGGAGCAGCAGCTCTTGAAGAAAAATATGATAGACGAAGAGCTTATAGAGCTTTTCAAGAAGGTGATTTAGTAGAAGAAGAAATTGTTGAAGAACCTTTAATGGCTCCAATAGGAATGGAAGAAGGTCCTATGCCATTGATTGAAGATGAGATTGCTGCAGATGATTTAGCTATGGAAGAAGATGTAGCTATGGAAGATGCAGAAAGTGTTTTAGATACTTCAATGTTAAGTGAAGAAGAAGAAGTAGTCGTGGATGCTGCTATAGAAATGTATCCAGAATTAGAAGCCATTTTACCAAAAATGGTTGCAACAGAATTTACAGAAGATGAATTAGTAGAAGGACCTGGAACAGGAACTTCAGATTCAATCCCAGCATTATTATCAGATGGCGAATTTGTATTTACAGCAAAAGCTGTTAAGAATATCGGCATTGATAAATTAAGAAAAATGATGTCACAAGCTGAAGAAGCTTATGATGCTGGTATGGTTAATCAAGAAGAAACTGCAGAACTTGCAGTAGATGAAACCATCGTATAACAGAATTTAGAGTAGGTACTCTAGATAAACAAGCTACCTTCTATTTTTGTAATAGAAGCCCTTGTAGCTTCGTTTCAAATTAATCAACCTTTTTTTGCTACCTTCAGTAAAAGAAGCCCAAAGGAGGATTTTATGAATAAAGAGAACGAAGGAACAACTAATGAAGTCGAGGCGAATCCATATAATCGCAAAAAGTATTGGCATACGNCAGACGTAATGCCGAAGTCAGTACCAGATGCGGATAGTGGACCAGCTGAGCCTGACCCTGAGAAGAAGACAGGATTTGACTACGCAAGTACGACTACAACAAATAGTCCGAACCCAAATGTTTTATCACCTTCTTCTACAGCTACTTCGGATAAGGTCGAAGTTTCACCATTAAGTAATGTTGAAGTTAAACCTTATACAAAAGTTGACTATAAAAAAAGATATGATGACCTAAAGCGTTATTATGATAGGAAACTTGGTGAGTGGAGTAATACAGAAGGAGACCTCAAAGCACAGCTTCGAGATAACCGACCTAAATACACCCCACCTAAAAGTGCTGATGAACTTAGTGCTTTTAAAAAAGATTACCCTGACATTTATGGCGTGGTGGAAACTGTATCTCACTTGCAATCTCAAACAGAGATGAAAGGTTTGCAGGAAGAAGTTAACTCTTTGAAAAAAGCTAACACAGCTTTATCACAGAGAGAAGCTCAATTAGAGTTATCGAAATTTCATCCAGACTTTAATCAAATTAAAGAATCAGATGATTTTCATAATTGGGCAGACACACAACCCATGGAAATTAAGAAGTGGGTTTATGAGAATACTTCAGATGGTAAACTTGCTGCAAGAGCAGTTGACCTGTATAAGAAAGACCGAGGACTTGGATTAGATAAAAAAGCCACAGAAGATAAAAGAGTTACTCAAGGTGCTGATTTGTTAGTTAAAACTAACGAACAAATTCAACCACCAACGAATAATAAAGTTATCTTTAAAAGTTCTGACTTTGAAAAAATGTCAGACGCTGAGTTTGAAAGAAATGAGAAATCTATTCTGANNGCTCAGAGAGAAGGTAGAATTACTANAGATTAGTAAAACTANCATTTTTATCAACCAAACAAAAAGGAGTCATANANNATGGCAAATTTTGCAGGTTCAAGTACTACTAACTTTGGTGGAGAAACTCCATCAGGTGACCAGGCTAACGCCTTTTGGGTACCTCAAATATACTCGAAGAAAGTTCAAATAGCACTACGTAAAGCATCTGTTGCAGAAGCAATCTGTAACACAGACTATATGGGTGAAATTAAAAACTTTGGAGACACAGTAAATATAGTACAAGAACCACAAATAACTGTAAGTGATTATACTAGAGGTCTAGCGACTTCTGCTACAGCACTAACAGACAATGAGCTTGTTCTCACAGTAGACCAAGCTAAATACTTTCAATTCGCACTAGATGATATTGAAAAGAGATTTTCACATATCAATTTCCAATCTATTGCATCAGACAATGCAGCATACAAACTAAGAGATGCTTTAGACAGTAATGTCTTTACATACCTAGGTCTTGACGCTTCATCTATCGGTGCTACTAGACAAGGAAGTACAGCCACGCCTGACAGCATTGGTTTTACTAGTCCGCAAATTGACCCTTTAAATGAGATGAGTCAAGCCTCTTTTTTTCTTGACAGACAAAACGCACCTGAAGAAGGTCGTTGGTTTGTTGGAGCACCTGAGTGGTACGAATCTTTAGCTAACACAGCTTCTAAACTATTATCAGTTGATTACAACGCTGGTAAAGGTAGTCTTAGAAATGGATTAGTTGCAAGTGGTCTCGTTAGAGGTTTCCAAATGTACAAATCAAACAATCTAGCAACAAACGACTTAACAAGTGCATCCCCTGCTGGGACTGCAACTGCTCCTGTGGCAACATGGGGTCAAATGAGTGCTGTTTCGTGTGCATCTCAATTGAAGATTGTTGAAAGTTTAAGAAGTACTACTACTTTCGCTGACATAGTAAGAGGATTACTTGTCTTCGGAAGAAAAGTTCTTAGAACTAATTGTATAGGAAGAACAATTTACGTTATAGCCTAATTAATTAGTCTAGACGTTATTGTTAGTATTAAACCTAACAGCTAGATAGGGGGTTGCAATATACCCCCTGTCTTTTAAATAAAGGATTATATATGGAACATATGAAACAAGCATGGTCTTATATAGTAGCACATAAAAAAGTTTCTATTGCAGTAGCAGTAGTTGTTGTGATACTTATTATAGCCACTTAATTTTAAAAAGGAATCCAATGAAACAAGCTTTAAAAAAGCTTAAGAAACATTTCGCAGAACTTCAAAAGTTAGAAGCTAAAGAAGAAATGATTATAGAAAAAATTGATGAAGCAATTGATGAGTTATCAGATTGCGACCATTCAGATTGTAAATAAGAAGAAGTATTATGGCAAAGACCTATTTAGCATTAACTAATGAATTATTAGTAGAACTTAATGAACCAGAACTTACAGCAATTTCTAGTGGAGTAGGCGTACAAAAACAAGTTGCAAATTGTGTAAATAGAGCTTACTCTGATATAGTAGATGCTGTTGATGATTGGTCATGGTTAAGTGCTGATGAACCTGATGACCCTTATTATGGAAATACTGTTATTGCAACAGAAGTTGGAAAAAGATGGTATTTATCAAAAGCTGGTTCTACAGGTGTAGATAGTGATTTTGATTCAGTAAATTGGGATATGTTTACTCTTGTAGATACTGCTTCCCCTTATACAATTAATAAATTAGCATTTACAACTTTAACAGTTTGGAGAAATAGTTATGCAAAAGCAGAAGAAGCTGATGCTAGAACTTCTCAATATGGAGTACCATTAAGAGTTATAAGAAGTTCTGATGGTAGAAGATTTGGATTATCTCCTATACCTGATAAAGTTTACAATATACATTTCTTTGCATATAATAGACCAACTGCTTTATCTGCAGATACAGATGAAGTGGCATTTCCAGAACAATATAAAACAGTTTTATTAGCAAGAGCTAGATATTATATTTATCAATTTAAAGATAATATAGCTCAATCACAATTAGCATTAGACGAATATAAAAAAGGATTACAGTCAATGGCTGATAATTTAAATTCACCACAACCACAATATATGTCAGACGTAAGATTTACATATTTGTTACCATAAGGAAAATTTAAATGCCAACACAAGGAGCTTCCATTACAGTTGCAGGAGGTTTAGATTTAGTTTCAAGTGCTCATGCATTATTTAGAACACCTGGAGCAGCAACTATTTTACAAAACTTTGAATCAGCTACTACTGGTGGCTATCGAAGAATAAATGGTTTTACAAAATGGGGTGGAGGAAGTTCAACCAGTCCAAGTGGTACAACTACAGATGCTATAAACGGAATTGTTCCATATGCTAATGGAGTTATTGCTTGTCAAGGTAATAATATTTATTGGAGTACAGATGGTATTACTTGGCTTCAAATTAATAAAGATACTTATAAAAGTTTAACTGGTACAGTTGCAGTAACTGCAAGTTCAGCAGCAGTTGTTGGAACTGGAACATCATTTACAACTGAATTAGCTGTAGATGATAGAGTAAAAATTAATAGTATTACATATAGAGTTTTATCTATTACCGATAATACAAATTTAACATTAGATATTGAAGTTGTATCTACTGCTAGT